CGCGTTGTTCTGCTCGAAGAATCGGGACTTTCGGACGATCTGCTGCCGGGTAGAGGCAGTCACATCGAACCGCACCGAGGTGTAGCTGGTGTCTAAAAATGACCGGCGGATCGAGTTGGACGCGCCCTCGTAGCGGTCGACAGGTGCCGACCGGAACTTGCTCAGGATGGTGTCGAGGAATCCCATCAGCTCATGCCTCGATAGCTCGCCTCACGGCGGAAGTTGGAGAAGTCGCCGCCGAAACTGGTGGCTGCAACCAGAACCACGGTCACCATCTTGGTGTAGATCTGGGCGTCGGTGGGCGTAAGGTTGCCGTCCTGCTCGAGGTAATAGACGGCCAGGTCGTAATCGTCGACCAGGCTTTCCCACATCTCGACCATCTCGGATGGTGTGGGGGCACCTTTGCCGGGCTCGGCGAATTCGACCGAGACATCGGAGGATGATGTCGACCGGACCACCTGGCCGGACTCGATCACTGTGGCCGCGGCGATAGACTTAGCAGCCAGGGCAGCCAGGAGCGTCACACCACCCAGTGTCGCATAGACACTACGTAGATAGGCTCGCTTGATGGCTACGGTAAACGTGAACACCTCGGGCGGATCTTCACCGATCCCAGGGTGACTTCAATAGGTTAGCTGGCTATTGACTCGCTTGACGTAACCAAATCATTCCAAAGCATCACCATGGCGAGCTGCATGATTTCGCAGTCGTGAAGATGGTCCGGCCATTTCTGATTTCTCTTAACCCAGACGTGCTTGATGCGACCCGCGCGGTTGGCCTGGGGACGTAGGACGTGCGAGTCCAGGTGGCGCCAGTATAGGTCGGGCTCGGCGATGTAGGCTCCCTCGGCCTGGACGTTGGGCGGATCCTGATGGACGCCCCATTCCCGGTCGATGTCGCCCTTCCTTAGCCTGGAGAGCATATCTCGGAGGTGCTCGGTGTCGAACACCAGGAGGGGCTGCACAACGTCGGTCCTCATCGAGGAAGATGTCGACAGGCCGAAAGGGTGCACCGCCCCGGTGGCTGCTGTGAATCGGGCGCCGGTCTCCCGGCCTTTAAGTGGCATCCAGCCAATCACCATGGGCTTGCGGAGGCCGCCCTCGGGAGGGTAGCGGAGGCCGCACGGGAAGGTAATCGGGTTGGAGGTCACCGAGGAATAGGAGGCACAGGCGTCGTAAACCGTCTGCGTGTTGAAGCCTGAGTCGATGCCGACATCCATGTCGTGGACCTCGAGGGCCACCTGCACCCGTCGGAGGGCTGCGAAGTCGTCGGCATGGCCGGCAGCAATCAGGGTCGAGTTACCGTCTTTCCACTCGCGGCACACCCACCACAAGAACGGCGCCACAGCCTGGACGTCGGCGGTCAGATAGCGGCGGCCGCCATCGACGGTCACGGTGGCCGCGGTCTCGGTACGCTCCTGCTGCACGTCCTGCTGCTCCCAGGGCTCGGCCAGGTTGCCGTTGATGAAGCCTTGGAGGCCGGCCATCGATGCCTTGGCCTCGAGGAATGAGACCGCCAAATATCCCCAGGTGCACTTGCGATCCGGTGAGTAGAGGCTGCTTAGGTGGTAGGACCGAACACCAGGCATGGCGTTGGGATTCTCTGGGCGCCATTGGCCATGTCGAAGGGCTGCGACCTTGTGAGAGTCGGTGATTTTGCCCTGGCAGAGCTGGCAGACGTAATGAGCCGAGGCTCGGATCTTGGCCAGGTCGTGCTTACCGTCCTCGGCCTTGGCGTCGTCCCAGGTCACCTGGCGCCATTCGAGCTTGATGTACTCCCGGCAGTGGGGGCACGGCAGGTAGTAGCGGCGCTGGTCACCGCGGAGGAAGCGCTGCCAGATCCGGCCTTCGACCACCGTCGGTGTGCTGGTCATAAAGGCCTTGGAGCTGCTGAAGCTCTTAAGTCTCTGCTCGGCTAAGTCCAAGGCGTCGGCCTCCCGGGCGGTTGCCTCGGCGAACTTGTCGACCTCGTCGGCTATAAGCACCCGAACCGGGCGGCTGGCTAGGTTGGCCGGGCTGTTTGATCCTACGAAAGTCAGGGTCGACCTGGTGAAGTTCTGCTCGAGGTTGGTTATTTTATCAGCCTCGGCCGGGTAGCATTCGAGCATGGCCGGGCTGTCCTCGAGCATGGGCAGCCAGCGGCTCTTGGAGAATGACCTGGCCAAGGACTCGGTGGGCATCAGCCAGAGGGCCGGGCTCGGCTCGTTGGCGATTAGCCAGGCCAGGCCGGCCATCAGGGTGGTCGTTTTGCTGGTTTGGCTGCCCCAGCAGAGGGTGACCTCGTAGACCGTAGGGTCTTTCCAACATTCCATTGGCTCCCTGGTATACGGTCGAACCGAGGTGCTGAACGGTCCTGGGTGCTCGGTCTGCCGTTGGGTCAGCCGGAGAGATGCTTCAGCCCAGTCGACCACCGTCTGCATCGGTGTCGGCCGGTAGAGGTTGCGGCGGTAGTCCAGGAGGGAACGCTGGAGGTCGGTTAGGTTCAAAATAAGCGCCCTTCGTGTTGGTTGGAGATCCTGGCCTCGGAGATCTTGTGGTATTCAGGGTCGCGTTCGATGCCGATGAACCGGAAGCCGTTAATGGTTGCAGCCTTGCCGGTTGAGCCGGAGCCCATAAATGGGTCGAGGATGGTTCCGCCTGGTTGAGTTATCAGACGGCAGAGGTAGGCCATTAGCATGGTGGGTTTGACGGTGGGGTGATTGTTCTCGGATTCTCGATCCACTTTCCCAGCCTTGGCTGTGTAGAAGAACCGGGCGCCGGACTTTAGCGACAAGGCCGCCTCGTTGCTGCCGTCGTGAATGATGTTGGCAGGCCAGCGGCCGGAAACGGGTCGCGCTTCTCCGCCGTCACGCGAAAGGCCTCCTTCGTACATTGTAGAGCCTCCACCACTCCACCCACCACAATCGGTTCCCACTCTGCACCCATCGACATTGATGGCGCCGGTGCCGTACTGGATCACATTGGCGGCCACCGTGCTGGAGAATGGCTTTCGGGCCATGGTGATCGGCTCCAGGGCAGGCTTTAGGGCGGTGCCCCAGCCTTTCCAGAGCGTAGCGGGGAGCGTAGCGGGGAGCGTAGCGGGGCGGGGTTTGCCTCCGTCAAACATACTTCGTGGCCCCTGCTTTTTATATCCGACCACCTCCCTCTCTGCCCCGGCCGCCTTGTCAATCGCCTTGCTGACATCCAGCGACTTTGGGAATCCCGACCCATACACCCAGGCGATCATGTCGCGGATCTCGAAGCCGGCGTCCTCGATCCTGCACGCCATCCTGTGCTGCGTCCTGGTGCCGGCGAAGGCCAGTAGGTGGCCTCCCGGCTTCAGCACCCGTAAACACTGCTCCCAGATAGCCACGCTCGGCACGTCGTAATCCCATTTCTTGCCCATGAAGGACAGGCCGTAAGGTGGGTCGGTCACGATGCTGTCGACCGAGTTGTCCGGTAGTGTGGCCAGAACATCGAGGCAGTCCCCCAGGTGTAGCTGGTAGGTCATTTCCATGGGTCGGTGTTGTGCAATGTCTTGAGCGCCACCTCCTGGACCCACCGGGTCAGCTCGCGCTCGGCGTGCTCGGGGTCATGCGGTGCTATCCGGCCGGAGAGCTGCTTGGGCATTGCCTTGATCAGCGAGGCCACGGCGCCGTCGTGCTCCTGCATCACCCGGCGCACCCAGTCGCCGGAGACCAACCGGCGTTCCTTCTCGGCCTGGGTGATCACCTCGTCCCTGGCGCTTGTGAGGTTCTTGGCTGCCGCGGCATGGATGGCGACCAGCCGGCCGGCGTCGGCTCGACCACCGCGGAGGGCATCGACCGCCAGGTCATAGGCTGCACGCTCGATTTGCCGCTGCCTTTCGTAAGCGCCCTCAGGCGAGTCGGTGGCGGCTGTTGCGGTGTTGAGAGGGGTTTCTGCTTCAATAGGCCTGTAGGGGCCTTCCTGTTCGATTGCGGTGGGGTCCGGTACGTTCTTCTGTTTAGGAATAGACTTGGCTCGTGACCTAACGTGTTGAGATCGCCAGAGGTCGGCCGACTCAGGTGAGTCCATGGGCATCCCTTGGGATATAAGCTGTGCGACCCGCGGCTGGCTTATACCGATGCGGTCGCCGTATTCCTTTTGTGTCATGGCTGCAAGGCGTCCTTGATCTCCTGGGGCATCATCGAGTCGGGCAGGTTGCCTGCAAATTGGAGGGCTCGGAACACGCCGTCGCGCCGGCTGTCGTAGTTGCTTGGCACCAGGGAACCGACGATCTGCTCTGGAGTGGTGCCGCTTTTCATCAGCCGGATAAACCAGGCGGTGTTGGCCAGGCCGAACTGATCGACGAGGAATTGTATTTGGTTAGGCATAAATTATTTGATGACAGCATTACTCGCAGAAATTGATAGGGGTCTCGCGTTCACC